GGATTACAATCGTATGGAAACAGCATTTGATAACGATGTATGGAATGCTCACCAGAGTGGGTTATGTAAACGACATTGTTTAGTTACAGAATGTGTGCACAATGGGAGGCACTAATGAGACGTAGAAGAAAGAAGCAAGTAAACGCCCCGGTTGGTAGTGACACATTTGAAAGAAGAATGGAACGTCAACGCGCAAGACGTGCGTTTGATAAGAAGAATGGTAAGGCTGCCCGTAAAGGCAAGGACATTAGTCACAACAAGATGTTGAAAGATGGTGGCAGTAACGAAGATGGTTACAAACTAGAAAGTCCTAGTAAGAATAGATCTCGGAATGGGCATAAGCCTAAGAAAAAGTAATTTGTTGATGTGGTGATAGACGTTCAGCTTGATGCGTCAGAAAAAAAATACAAAAAGTGGGAGTTCCTCCTCACTGTAATATTGTACAAAATCGAGTTAGTTCAGGGTATATTGTAAACCTATTTTGTCGGACTTAGCCTCATCTGTGGACGAAGCGGGGCCTATTAATCGTATAGCGAAGACCGCTTTACGAGGTTAACTGACGGAGAATAATAATTGAAGATCGTGGATAACAAAGCGCTACTACTTAACTTACGCTCTCCCGGTAGGGTGACGAGTGTAATACCAAAGAGTAAGACGTTATCAGAACATGAAGTATTAGTTAATTGGGGAGTTGACGAAGTGCAAGTATTAAGGAATATAGGGATTAATGCTCCCTCACCCATAGAGGGTAGATATAAGTGGACGGGTAGGTATGATCCATACGATCATCAGAAAGCTACCGCGAGTTTTATGACGTTGAATAAAAAGTCTTTTTGTTTTAACGAACAAGGGACGGGCAAGACAGCCAGTGCTATATGGGCATCAGACTACTTATTAAATCAAAATAAGATAAATCGAGTGTTAGTTATATGTCCTTTATCTATTATGGAGTCGGCATGGCGCAATGATTTATTTAATTTTGCTATGCATCGCAAGGTAGACGTAGCCTATGGTTCAGCCAAGAAGCGCAGGGAAATAATTGCCGGTGATGCTGACTACGTGATAATAAATTATGACGGTGTAGAAATAGTTAGAGATGCTGTAGCGGAGGGTGGGTTTGATTTAATTATTGTTGATGAAGCTACTCACTACAAGAATGTACAGACCAAACGATGGAAGACACTAGCTAAACTTATTAACAAAGATACTTGGTTATGGATGATGACAGGTACACCTGCGGCCCAAAGTCCAACTGATGCGTATGGTATAGCTAAGTTAGTTAATCCAAATGGAGTTCCAAGATTCTTTGGTTCCTTCCGAGACTTGGTGATGCACAAAGTTACCAACTTTAAATGGATACCAAAAGACAACGCGACAGACATAGTGCATAAATCTTTACAGCCTGCCATACGTTACACGAAGGACGAGTGTCTTGACTTACCTCCTATGGTATATGTGCAACGTGAGATAGATATGACTGCACAACAAAAGAAATACTATAAAGAATTAAAAAATAAGATGGTTATGCAAGCGGCAGGAGAACAAATAACTGCAGCAAACGCAGCTGTAAACATGAATAAGTTGTTACAAATATCATCTGGCGCTGTATATACCGATACAGGTGAGGCATTGGAGTTTGATATATCAAATCGATATAAGGTAATGCGAGAAGTAATTGATGAGTCTAGTAAAAAAGTTTTAGTGTTTGTTCCTTTTAAGCATACGATTGATTTGTTGACAGCGAAGCTACGTAAGGACGGGATTACTGTTGAGGTGATACGTGGTGACGTTAGTGCGGCAAGGCGTACAGATATATTTAAGCGGTTTCAGGAGAAAGATGATCCTAAAGTATTAGTTATTCAACCGCAGTCTGCGGCACATGGTGTAACACTTACAGCGGCTAACACAGTTATATGGTGGGCACCCACTAGTTCACTGGAGACGTACGCGCAGGCCAATGCCCGGGTACACAGGTCTGGACAAGATCAAAAGTGTACGGTGGTGCACCTACAAGGGTCGTTTGCAGAGAAGAGAGTTTATACATTGCTCGACAATAGGATAGACATACATACGAAGATGATAGACTTATACAAAGAAGTGCTTGACTAGTAAGTCATCCTAAGCTATTGTAAGAATCCCTTTGAACAAGGAGCGAAAGATGAGTGATGTACCAAATGCTGAGAAGCTGACAACGGTTTATCTGAAGATAAAAGATAAGCGTGCGGAGTTATCAGCAGATTTTAAAGAGAAGGACGCTGAGTTAGTTGAACAGTTAGATAAGGTTAAGAGAGCCTTGTTGGATTACTGTGAGGAACAGGGCGTAGATAGTGTAAGAACTTCATCAGGTTTGTTTTATAGGTCGGCTAAAACACGTTACTGGACTAGTGATTGGTCTTCAATGCACGAATTTATATTGGAGAACGAAGTACCAGAATTGTTAGATAAGCGTGTAAACCAATCTAATATGAAGCAATACCTAGAAGAGAACCCAGACCAAGTACCAAAAGGTCTTAACGTAGATTCTGAATATATTGTTTCAGTGAGGAGAAAATGATGGCAGATAAGTATGTGCCCGTAGAGGATGTGGCGGAGCTGTTTAGTGTAACGCCTCACACTGTACGAATATGGGTTACAGAAGGGAAGATAGATAGTGACATGTATGTAAAGATTGGTAAAACATATCGCTATGATATTCAAGGGATTGAAAAAGCCTTTTTGGATTCCAACTATGAGGATGATCTAAAGGCAACTAAGAAAGAAGTTAAGGAAGAAGCTGGTGATTTTGTATTTGACACTAGCGTACTAGATGAGGATTTCTAGTGAGACGGTTAAGCATACGCGGTGGTATGTTCACTATATTTGATGGTGGTAAGCAAGAAGTTTTGCCCTACGATAACGTGAACGTAATTATTGTGAATGCTGCACTGGTATCAAGATCATATTACGGCAGTCAGTTTGACCCTAACAAGTCTACTGCGCCAGTATGTTGGTCTGATGATACACAAAGGCCATCTTCGGATGTACCAGAAGACAATGTACAAGCTCGTAGATGTATGGATTGTACGCAAAATGTAAGAGGTTCAGGCGAAAATGGTGGTAGGGCTTGTCGGTTTCAACAACGGCTAGCAGTTGTATTTGAGGGAGACCTCGAAGAGGTGTATCAGTTGCAGATCCCGGCTAGTTCTATTTTTGGCAGGGTAGTAAATGGAAACATGGGCATGCAAGAATATGCTCGTCATTTAGCTGCACACGGTACGTCAGTTATTGCTGTCGTTACGAATATATCTTTCGATAAAGACAGTGTTGTACCTAAACTTTACTTTAAACCAATGCGCTCAGTAGACAGAGATATGGCAAGTAAAATTGCGGAAATGGTAGTACACGCAGACACTAAGACGGCTATAACATCGGTTGTACCTGTGTCTGGGGAAGCTCCATCACCGTTCTCCGCTGTTGAGGGTGGGTTTGAGTTAAATGCGAATAAACAAGGTAATTAATTATGGCTAATACAAATAGCAGTTATGTAATACAAAACGTTGAGGCACAATGGCCTCGTATAAACAAAACTTATAAGTTTGATAACACAGAGAACCGCACAGTACCCTGTGACGCGTTTGAAGATGGCGCTAAATACGAGATTAAGTTTCGTATGAGTAAAGATCAAGCTAAAGAGTTGTACAAAGGTATGTCTGCAGCATATGAAGAAAGGAAAGAAAAGGGTTGGCCTGAGAAAGTTGATATGCCATTCACTAAAGATGACGATGGTATGTACACCTATAAAGCCACCTTAAAAGGTGCTTATGGTAAAGAGGCTACATTAAAGCCTGTACAATATGATTCTAAAGGAGCTAAACTACCTGACGATTTTCTACTTACCACAGGTAGTACAGTTAATGTTGCGGTGGTATTTGTACCATACAACATGCGTGAAGCAGGTATTTCTTTGCGTTTAAAAGCTGTGCAGGTTATTAAGTATCTACCAATGGAAGCGGCATCACCGTTTGGAGCAGTGGAGGGTGGTTTTGAATTTTCTTCGGAAGACAATCCATTTGAAGTTGTAGAGGCTAAACCAGCCACCAATGTTATTGAAGGTGAGTTTGGGGAAGAGAAAACTCCTGAACCAAAGAAAGTTAGTAAAAAAGCAACACCAAAACCAAAAAAGTCTGACGCTGATATTGCATCAATCGTAGACGACTGGGACGACTAGTCCAAAAACTTAGCTAGGTATAACCGAAAAGGGCGCGTCATGCGCCCCTGCTATCTCCACCCTCGGAATTAGGAATGTATTATGGATGCAGAAGTATTTTTGCGACACGTCACAGGGGATGACGGATACTACTGTTTATTTGCTGTCAAGCTAGGACAGAACGATAGACCACAAACGTTTCATACAACGTATGATTCGTTGCTACAAGAAGCACGTAGGCTAGATGCTCGTGGGTATAGCCCATACTTTGCACTGGCTACGTTTGAAGAAAGTGGTACGCGTGTAGCTGACAACGTGAAACAGTTAAAATCTTTCTTTATGGACATCGACTGCGGGGAAGGCAGAGATTATCCAACCAAGAAGGAAGGACTTCAAGCCCTACAAAGATTTTGTAAGAAGGTTGAGTTACCACGCCCACTACTAGTTGATTCTGGTAGGGGTGTACATTGTTATTGGCCTTTGTCTGCAGCTGTTAGCCGGGACGATTGGAAGCCTGTAGCAGATCATTTGAAGCAGTTGTGTAAGAATCATGGGTTTATTATTGATCCATCAGTAACTGCCGATGCGGCTCGTGTACTGCGTATACCTACTACGCACAATCATAAGACAGAACCGCCGTCTCCTGTTGAGTTTTACAGTGGGCATGTGCCTGAGTATGTGACTCTTGATGAGTTCGCTAAGGGCATCGGTGCAGATAAGATTCCTACGCCCCAGAAGATAGATACGCAACCCATAACTGCTTTTCAAGAAGCGTTGATGGGCAACAAGCAACATAAATTTAAAGATATTATTACTAGAGAATCTAGCTGTGCGCAGTTAGTTGACATAGTAACAAAGCAAGATGAGTGTAGTGAGCCTATATGGAGAGCAGGTTTATCTATAGCTAAGTTCTGTTCTGATGGGCAGAAAGCTGCACACATAATGTCTAAGAATCACCCGGAGTATTCAGCAGAAGAAACACAGGATAAGTTTGATAAGATTAAAGGCCCTTACCTATGTCACCACTTCGATGAGTACAACCCAGATGTATGTACTAAGTGTCCGCATTGGGGGAAGATAAAGTCTCCCATATCGTTAGGTAGCAGTATAAAAGAAGCTACTGCAGAAGATAATATAGTAGAGGTACCAGCATTAGATTTACCTAATACACCGACTACTACTTATGTAATCCCGGAGTATCCTAAGCCATACTTTCGTGGCGCTAACACTGGTGGGGTATACATACGCACATCAAACGATGAAGGCGAACCTGATGAAGAGATCATATATCACAATGATATTTATATTGTAAACCGTATTGTAGATGTCGACCTTGGTGAGGTTGTAGTAATACGTTTGCACCTACCACAAGATGGCGTGCGGGAATTTACGGTTCCTCTTACAGCGATAACTTCGAGAGAAGAATTTAGAAAACAAATGTCCATGCAAGGCGTGGCAGTAACTAAGATGGATAAACTTATGACTTATATGACTACTTGGATTAATGAGCTGCAGGCTACAACAAAAGCTGACAAGGCTCGCACTCAGTTTGGTTGGACCGATGATACATGTGAATCGTTTATTGTAGGTAATCAAGAGATAACCGCAACAGAAGTGAGGTCTAATCCCCCGTCTAAAGCAACCGCTGGGCTAATGAATGCGTTTAAACCTAAAGGGTCTTTGGAACGATGGAAACAAATGGCTAACTTCTATGATAGAGAGGGGTTTGAGCTGCATCAGTACATAGTGGCTACATCGTTTGGTTCTCCGCTTATGGCACTTATGCCGGTAGCATGTTCTGGCTTTCACGTTCATAGTAAGGAGCATGGGCTTGGTAAGACTACCGCCATGTATGTAGGAGCATCTGTGTGGGGTGACCCTGAGCAGATAGTTGTGAATGCCGTAGATACTCAGAACTCCTTGATGTTGCGTGGTGAGGTGTATAAGAATTTACCATTCTATATTGATGAGTTAACAAATGGGGATGGGGAACAATTATCCAACTTAGTGTATCAGCTATCTAGTGGTAAGCAACGTAATCGGATGTCAGGTAACTCAAACACAGAACGCACTCGAGGTGAGCCGTGGAGTTTACTATCTGTATCAACGGGTAACACGAGTGTTATTGAAACTATAAGCACATTTAAAAACGCTCCGAAAGCCGAAGCAGGTCGTATGCTAGAAACAAAAGCAGTTAAGTTATTTGATGAATCTAAGACTAAACACCTTACTGATGCACATCAAACTAACTCTAAAAGTATTTTTGGGCATGCCGGTGTACCCTACATGCAACACGTTATACAGAACTTAGATAGAGTTATATCCTTACTACAAGAAGTACAACGCAAAGTAGATAGCGCGGCGCAGCTTACTGCACAAGATAGGTTTTGGTCAGCCGGTGCTACTGTAACCATTGCTGGGTTCCTGTTAGCTAGAGAGATAGGGCTACTAAACTACGACAAGGAAAGGTTCTTTAGGTATGCGCTACGTTTACTAGAGGAAAACAAACGTACGTCTGGGGAACTAATATCTTCTACCGCTGACGTATTGAATGACTTTGTGCACGAGCATTGGGGTAGCATACTAAAAATTAAGAGCACGGCTGATATGCGTAAACAGCAGGGCAATGGCATGGACGATTTAGTAATTCCTGAGTCTGACCCACGCGTACGGTTGGTAGGTCGTTATGAGACTGATGTTAAGAAGCTATACATAGTACCTAAAGTATTGAAGTCTTGGTGCGCTAAACAACAAATAAACTATAGTTCTTTGATAGAAGACTTCAAGACTAACTATAAAGGTAGGTCTGTAAAGATGCGGCTGACTAAAGGTACGCCAACAGAGATGCCTCCCTCACATGTTATGTGTGTTGACTGTTCTAATGTTGGCTTAGAAGAAGATGCTGAAACTTGATGACATAGCGCCAGATGGCGTACGCATTACCGTACGTTGGGATAAGATGGTAGTTGGCGCTTCGGTGTTTATACCATGCATCAATGCTCGCAAAGCACGAGAACAAGTTAACGTAATATTTAAAAGGAAAGGCTGGCAGTATAAAGCCAAAACCACCATAGAAAGTGGCAAGTTAGGTGTACGTATATGGCGTACAACATAAAGTTTTAGGATACAGAGTAGCATCTTCCCCTTTGCTACTCTTGCCTTGCTCCCTGATGTTCCGAGGCATCAGGGAGTTTTTTTTACCACTTTTTATACTCGTCGTTACTTACTTCAATCGCGTACCGCATCAGTGGAGATACAGTTACACCTTTAGTCATCTCGCCACTTCGTTTCACATGCCCTGCCAAAGACTTACGTAAGTATTCACCGGTAATTGCAGCGCCGGGGTGTTTATAGCTAAACTCTCTCATCTCGTCGAGTAGTTTTTCAGCACGTCTCCAGTCACGAAGCCGCAAGGCTATGTAGTATTTAGATGCTAAGTCACTTCTTTGCTGGCCCACGGCTGCGTCAACACGCTTATTTCTCGCGTTTTGTTCTACTTGGAACGTATAATCTAGTGGTGCAAACCCAATAAACTTAGATGCTATTTCAAATCCATTTATATCCTCGTATATATAGTCGCCCCTACGAGACATTATTCCTTCGTCTACATAGAATCTACCGGCCTGTAGTATGTTACCAAGACCACCGGGGGATATAGCTTCAAACCCACGATAGGTGTTACCTTCACTAAAGTCTTCCAATCCTCGCAATAGACGTTTACCTGTACTTAGTGCAGGGCCACCAATGTAGAAACCAATCATCTCTTCTACGGCAGGATCACGCATAAATCTGTTCTCTTGGAACAACAGGTCTGTAAGTTTTACCCTAGCAGCTACATCCGCACCAAGCACCTCAGATAGGGGCCCTTTAAACCCAAGCTCAGTAACATACTTACGAACCACTTCATCTGCAGTATCTTCGTCCTCATCTGCAAACATGTCATATATCATGGATACTAAACCATATATAGGAATACCACCGACCCCTGCAAACAATAAAGCACTGAGATGTAACCCTGCAATCTGTTGCCTAGCTATTTTTCTTTGCGCCTTATTACCTTTAAATGCTATACCTACGGCAGAGAACAGAGACTTAAACATGGTGTAATACATCTGCAAACCGTAGCCCTTATACATTAGCCCTACACGGAAGAAATTTTGTTTGGTTAAAGGTGCGGCTGTTTCTAACCTACCACCAGCATTAACTTCTTGTGTCTGGTATATAGCTTCTTCTGCTGCCATATTTTGCAGTTCGGGCTCGCTTAAATCAGATATATTTATCTCTTGCGCTTGCACTAAATTAAGATACTTACCTCCACGCTCTTTAACAGCGTTCATTTCTTGTAAGGTTAAGTTATAAGTAAGCAGCAAGGTAGTCTGCGTGTTAAACCTTTCCGCCACTCCGAAGGCATATGCAGACAGGTGCGACAATTTATCTAAGAAACCTGAGCGCTCATTTATACCCACCTCTTGCAGGGTCATGCGCTCGGGTAACTTACCACGTAAGTGCGCCATCTTTATTAGCGGTATTAGATTGGTAAGCTCTTCAATACGGCTATCCGCCTCTGCTTTAGTAGAGTTTGCTCTTATGCTTTTCTTTAAGTCTTCTCTTAGAGCGTATGTAGCCGTAAGTCCGTCACCTTTAATATCATAGTATTCAAGTAGGCTGTTACTAGCGGAACCAGTCATACTCATAGCCTTCGACCATGCTGCCATAGCATTATTAAATCCGTACCGTGGAACTAACATGGGTATAGCAACCAAAGGTATTTGAGATAAGTTGACTAGTGCTGACGATACGTTAAAGCCTAGCGTATACGTAAACGCTATTTGGTTAGCTCGCTTAAAGTATACTTCAAGATCCTTGTAATCAGCACCTTTCATAGCGAAGTTCGCGTGGTCACTAACTAAACTTTTTGCGACTGCATCAGCGTACTCATTGTTCGCGTCTTTTCTAGCTTCTTCTATATCTCTTATGGTAGCTCGTATCGCTGCGCCCGATTCCAGTTTAGCAGCTTGCATAGACAACGCAGGGCCCTTACTCTCCATAGCAACTTTTGCACTTTGTATATAACCGTACTGCCCTAAACGACCTGTAAGAGACCGGGCGTACGCTGTTTCTGGTAGCGCCTCAACATACATACGCATGATTTCATCTTGGATGGCATTACTTACGTTCCCTTTATCTAAAACTTTTAATACATCGGAAACAAAGGAACCACTTGGAGCGTTATCGCCTACCTGTTTAGCTGACATTGAATCGTTGTATGGTTTAGCCGAACCAGTAAGGACATTTGGAATGTTTGGTATGTCTTTAATAAACGCATCTCTTTCAGACTTGCTTTCAAACATTAAAAATCCAGTCTCTAGAGCTTCGGGCCTGTTCTCTGGGTTGTACTTAAAAGATACTCTGTACTTACCTTGTCTTACTAGTGGGAAGTATACCTCTAGTTCGCCCTTAGCAAACAACGCTTGGTCAATCTTTCTAGCCACTTCGTTTATAGCAGTGCTATCTCCGCTTTCTTTAGCCAACGAATCAAACTCTAACTTCAAAGCTCTACGTAAACGCTGCCATTGTTTCTTGTACTGGTTACGCATAGTTGTAAATTGTTCAAGCACTGCGTCCCTAGCTTCGTCAGGCAAAGAGTCTAGCTGATCTTGCTGCGCATCGTATATTTCTTCTAGGCTGTTGCCGTCTACAAACTTACCTTCGTAATCACTTCTGTCTTTGGTTGGGTCTACTTGGTATATAGTAGCACCGTAATCTTGATTATAGATTATACGGTTTAACACTCGCTGGGCCTCAAAACCATGTTTGCGTAGGAAAGCCTTGTAGTCGCTAAGTATTTTGTTAACACCCTTTTGATACTGCTCAAACAAACCCTGTTGATTTTCTATGTCAACCAACAACTGCTGTCCCACATCTCCCAAGCCAACGCCATCTAACTTACCTAAGTCTGACAAAGATTGCAGGTTTATTATCTTTAACATTTTCCTAAATGTACCTAACCCAAGGTCTAGGTTCTTAATGCTGTCAGCCACCCATTTTATTAAGTCCCTTGGTTTCTTTTCTTCTGGGTTTAGGTGGGCGCGTATGGCATCAGTTAACAAGCTAGGAGTTAAGTCAAGCCTTGTTATAGCATCTGGCGTTGGTGCCATTATACTTTTAACTGTTTGATCAAATATATCTAGGTTTACGGCTTCGCTTTTATCGACGGGCTTAGTATCAAGACCAACCAAACTTCTAAGTATGTTGGCTATGTGTCGCATAAACGTAACGAATGCGTTTGCCTCACCGACTCGCGTACTAGCTAGACGCGCTCTAAACTCTGGGTTGCTCATAGCTTCCGCTACAAACTCAAATATGTTTTCTGTCCCATACGCCGTACCCAGATCCCCTTTCGTCTCATTATAGAGACGCTTTAAAAACTTAACGGCGGGCATGCTAGGATTGCGGTGTATGACAAGGTCTACCGCTGCGTGTGTAGATTCGTGCAGTAAGGTATGTATAGTTAGTGGCTCTGAGGTATTAAATACAATAGTATTTTCTTTATGCAAGAATGCCCCACGAACAACATCGAACTTTATTTTGCCCACTTTTTGTTTTACTAGAGTTTCCATTTCTTTACCATCAAGAAACTCAATTTTTGTGTTGCCTATGTTATCTGCTAAGGCGCGAGCAATACTTTTTAGTCGTGGAGACTTTGCTTGTCTAGCCACTTCCAACAAGGCACCTTTTATGTCTCCTTTTAACAGCAACAGGTTCATCTTCTCTGTTATAGGAGCCTCTAGCGCCTTACTTAGCTCAGCATTAGTGCCAAACAAGTTAGCGTCTAGGTCGCGCTGTGCATCTGTCTTTGGATCTTCCTTGGTGTCTACCGCTTTCGGCTTAGCCTTTGTTTTTGGTTTAACCTCGGTTGCAAAAAATACCTTACCGTCGTCCAGCATTCTCTGTCTATACTTGTCATTTACCAGAACACTAAACTTTGAAATTTCTCCACCTTCATCAACAAACAGGTCGTTCGTATTTTCTGGTAGGTTTTTTCTATCGACATACTGCACGTCGTAAGTTTTTGTTTCCCCAGCCATGCGATTAAAGAATTTTTTCCTAACAGTCTTACCTTTACTGGTATCAACTGTAGTTTCTGTCTTATCTTC